GGAAGAGTGTACGAATTGAAATCAAACGTTTCTGCCTCTGTAGCTAGTTCAGGTAGCTACGGCAAACTTCTACCGGATATTGGAGTCATTCTATTAAATCAAGCTGCATTAGATGCCTCTGTAGCTGACGGTGGGTTAAATTTTTTAACCGGTACCGGTGATAACGCAGAAAATCCTAAAAAGCTTTATAATGCTATAGTAGACGGAGGAAGTTTTAAACTTTCCTCTCAAGAAACAGTTTCTTCTAATTTTGTATTCGTAAGAGCTAGAAACAGTGAATTCAACTACAGTACAAATCCGTCTATACTAACAGGCTCAGGAGAACTTAGACACGATGTCTTAATAGACTCTCCAGAAACTTATATTACTTCCGTAGGTCTATATAATGATAATCAAGATTTATTAGCAGTAGCTAAGCTATCTAGACCACTGCTTAAAAACTCAACTAAAGAAGCACTAGTAAGAATTAAATTAGATTACTAATGAATGAGTGCTTTCAAAAAACTCGAACGTAGGGATGTATTTACTACGACACATCTGACTTCTAAGTCATGGAATGTGTCAGGTAGTAGTACACCTACGTATGGAGTAAAGTTTTACGGAGGAGTTTCTGGTTCGATTCCGTCTTTTCCTATTAACTCACCCTCTATTACCTATTCCGATACCTTTAACCAGCTACTAAGGTATAGGAGCATAAGACAGCTTTATTTTACTAACTACGAGACAGATAGTTACCTGACTACAGGCTCTTTTGAAAATTATCTTCAATCCTCTCTACACCACTCCGGTTCTAGAGAACTAAGTACACATGTAGGAGTAGTTTCATTTCCTAGAAACACATACGGAGTTGGATTAAAGCCAGGCTCTATAAATTTTTCAATTATAGATACCTATATAGAAAATGAAAGTAATTACGTATTGGAGACAGTAGAAGCCGGTGGACAGTATATCGAAGATGGTAACTCTGGTACTATAGTTGACGACGGAGAAGGTAGAATTTTAGCTTCTTCTAATTCTTTATTTAACGTACAGGAAAACGAAGTTATTGGAGCAGTAATTTACTCTCACGGTTTAGTTGTTTTTACTCAAGAAAATTTTGCTAAATACTTCTCTAATCTCACCACTCCGGAACTATCTTGGAATTCTTTCTACCCTGTATATACTACAAACTATACAATGAAGGTAAGAGATGAAGAATTAAACTTTAGCCTCAATCCTACTGCTAAAAAAGACTCTTTCGGCACTATAGCAGATAATATTTCAGGTAGTGAGTTTAAACCGTATATTACTACTATAGGACTCTACAATGATGATCAGGAACTAATTGCAGTTGCCAAACTTAGCCAACCCCTACCTAAAACTAAAGACACAGATATGACGTTTGTAGTTAAACTTGATATCTGATATTTATTAATATGAGCGCTTTTAAAAAATTACGATCTGCAGATAGTTTCTATACAGTGCATAACGCCAACAAAAGTTACACTGTAAACAGTTCTTCGTTTAGTACGTACGGTATTACCGTATCCAACGCACTGGAATACACCGGCTCCATCTACCCAACAAACGCTGCATATACTGAGTCCCTCAATTACAGAAGCATAAAACACCTGTATTATAATAATTTTAACGTTTCGAGCTCTATACTTCAAACAGGATCTTACGAACATTACTTAGAAACGTCTTTATTTTCAGGATCTAGAATTTTAAATACATCTTCCTCTATTTTTTCTTTTCCTAAAAGTATAGTAGGTAGCTACATTAACCCAACTTCTTTCGAAATATCAGCTGTTTTCGGGACTACAGAAAATGACAGACGAAAAGTAATAGACTCAGGAGAAGGTTATTTAACTTTTTCTGGCTCTTCAGTCCCAGATCTTCCATCCTCTATTACAGGATCAACCTCCGTAGGAGACATTAATTACCGACACGGTACCGTAATAATAACTAATGAAGATCTAGTAACCTGGTTATCGGTAAGCAGTAGTTACACTGCAAGTTGGAACTCAACCTATCCAGTCTTTACTACTAATAACCACTGTAAAGTCCGTTCTTCTGATTTTTTGTTTACTCAAAACCCTTCTGCCTGTCAATCCGAACCTACATTATCCGGGTCTTTAAGCTATTCTGGAGGTCTGCCTAAAGACAACGTAACCGGAAGTGAATTTGCACCCTACATTACTACTGTAGGACTTTATAATGACGCACACGAACTTGTAGCGGTAGCCAAACTTGGACAACCGATACCTAAATCTAAAACAAACGACATAACATTTGTTGTAAAATTTGACATTTAAAATTTATGTGGTTATATAAAAATGAGGTTATAGAGAGCATTAATCAAATGCCTGAAAACAGTTATGGGTTTATTTACCAAGTAACTCATTTACCTACCAATCGAAAATATATCGGAAAGAAAGTTCTTTACTTTGAACGTAACGTTAAGTTAGGAAAAAGAGAGCTACAAGCCTTAAAAGAAGAGAGAAAAGCCAAAGGAATAGGAGGAAGGGCTCCTGCTAAAAAGAAAGTCGTTAAAGAATCAGACTGGAAGACATATTACGGTTCTCAAACCGAAATAAAAGAACTTGTAAACAACGGTAAAGAGTCGGACTTTAAGAGAGAAATTCTTAAATTTGTTGATAATAAGAAGCATTTAACTTACTATGAGTGTAAGTATCTATTTATATATGAAGTTCTAGAAAACAATGAAGAGTATATTAACGACAATATTCTTGCCAAATTTTACTCCAAGGATTTTAAATGATTAAAATAGCCGATATTCTCTCTACCACCCCCGGCATAGACTACCACCTTAAACACGGGTTAGCATTACACGAAAACATTTACCGATACTCATCCAGAGAATTTATAGACTTATTTGCTCAAGCCAGAGTTTTATATGAACAAGGTAAAATAGACTTAATACAACCGGATCTAGATTTACTACTAGAAACAGATATTGGAGACTATGGAATATTCGAAGGTAAACAAGTTCCTTTAGACCTACCTATGGTCAATGAAGCCGAGTACCAAGGTAAAAAAGTACAGCTCAATAAACCTAAACGAGGCGGAAGTAAGAAGTTCTATGTCTACGTTAAAGATCCTAAAACAAAGAATGTAAAAAAGGTTTCATTCGGTGCCAAAGACGGTGGCGGAAACCTAGCAGTTAAATTAAAAGATCCAAAAAGAAGAAAAGCTTTTGCCGATCGACATAACTGTAAAGACAAAAAAGATAAAACTAAAGCAGGTTATTGGTCATGCAGAGTTGGAAGATATTGGAAATCTCTTGGTGGAAGTCAAAACTACCCTGGTTACTGGTAAAGAATCCAGACAGCCGTCCTTATCAGGAAAAACTAAACGGTAATGTATCTATACGCAAATTCTATTCCAACACCGATTCAGACTCCCTGGTATGGCATAGAGATAGAGAAGACAGAACAATAAAAGTTCTTAATAAGACCGATTGGTATATCCAGGTAGATAATCAACTACCTCTACCACTTCGTAAAGATGCTAGTATCTTTATTCCTAAGGGGATGTACCATAGAGTGCTGAAGGGTAAGACCGATCTTGTAGTTAAGGTAAAAAAACATAGTTGATATTCTTAATTTTCCTTACCATATTATAGTACGTACGTAAAATAGTTATATGGAAGATTATTCAATATTATTAGGAGCGCTTGAAAACGTTCTAGGTAAAAGTCAAAAAAGGGCTAGGGATAACCATGCCTTTCTTTGCCCTTTCTGCAATCACAAGAAGATGAAACTTGAGATTAAACTTGGTACTACCGAGGATGGTAAAAATCCGTGGGAATGCTGGGTATGCCGGACCCGTGGCCGTACTATTAAGTCTCTTTTATATCAATTAAAAATGCCTAAAGAACAGGCAGTTGAAGTTCTTAAATACGTTCATAAAGGGACAGATAATTATTATAGAACTGAAGAAAGCGTTTCTTTACCTGAAGAATTTAGACCCATTTCCGATCTCTCTCCGACGTCCATATTAGGACAAAAGTTAAGAAAGTATCTCTATAGAAGAGGAATATCAGATGTAGACATACTTCGATACAATATAGGATTTTGCGATAAAGGAGAATATTCCGGCAGAATAGTTATACCTTCCTACGACGAAAATAACAATTTAAACTTCTTTGTAGCCCGTACATACGAAGACAGTTGGATGAAATATAAAAACCCTGAAGCCTCAAAAGATATAGTTGCATTTGAAAATCAAATTAATTGGAATAAACCCCTTATACTAGTAGAAGGAGTATTTGATGCAATGGCGGTAAGAAGAAATGCAATACCTATTTTAGGGAAAAGTCTACCAAATGCATTACTTAAGAGAATTGTGTCTGCCGGTAGCGAAGATATCTACATAGCCTTAGATGGAGATGCTAAGAAACAAGCTCTCTCATATTCTGAGCAATTGCTAAACATGGGTAAGAATGTTTACCTGGTCGAACTTAAAGATAAAGACCCAAGCGAAATGGGCTTTATTAATTTTACTAATTTAATACAACAAGCTCAAAGACTTGATCTATCTTTGCTTTTAAAATACAAAATGTCATTATGATTAAACAAGGTACTAATATACTTAAAGAAAATAGTAAAAATCGTTTACAATTTGACGGTAAATTAAAGCAAATAAACTTTTTAGATAATAGGGTATATAAAAGGGAGAATGAGGTATACTATCCGTCTGTAACCACTATACTACAGTACATGCCTAAAAATAAGTACTTTGAAGTCTGGCTGAAGGATGTTGGACATAACGCCGACATTATAATGAAACGTGCAGGTAAAGAAGGTACCCAAGTTCACCAAGCTATAGAAACTCTACTAGAAGGCGAAGAATTAGACTGGATGGATGATTACGGTAACGCCAAGTATAACGAAAAAGTTTGGCAAATGATAAATAAATTTGTAGATTTCTGGAAAACTTATGAACCTGAACTTATTTCTACAGAAGAGTTTGTATATTCCGACGAACATAAGTATGCCGGTACCGCCGACGTTGTCTGTAAACTAGATGGAGAGGTATGGTTAATAGACTTTAAAACCTCTAACTCTTTACATAAGTCCTATGACCTACAGCTAGCCTCCTACGCCAAGGCTTTAAAAGAATGTAGAGGTATAGAAATTGAAAGAACCGGAATACTTTGGTTAAAGTCTCAAAAGAGAGGTCCATCCAAGAAAAAAGGATGTATTCAAGGTGCAGGATGGGAACTTAAAGTAGTAGATAAAATAGAAGAGAACTTCGAGTTATTTAAGCTTATACAGAGACTTTACGATCTGGAGAACCCTGATACCGAGCCTATTTATAGGAAATACCCTACAGTCCTTAAACTATGAAGTTAGCTCATTTATTAGTCGAAAATAGCAATAAACCAAAAGCCTTGATAATGGCCGGTGGAGGCGGAGCCGGAAAATCATACATATTGGATAAAATAGATACAAAAGGAGTCGAGAAGTTTAACCCCGACACCTATGTAGAAGACCCAGACCACCAGTATTTCAAAAATCTATCTGCTGC